CATATGTCTTCAACGTCGTCAATCAGCATGATGTCTTCGATAACGTCGTCGGTAATGTCGCACGTAAATGGGAATTGGCTACCGTTAACCGTCGCGCTGTATTTTCTTAGATGTGCCTCACTATTCGGGATATATTGTCTATCCAGCTCGACAGTCTTTATACATTGTTCGAGCTCTTTGATATTCGTAATCAGGCGCTGCATATCGGCGCTCACGCGCCCATCCGTCATTTTTTTCTCCTTATTCTCGTCCTCCTTCGTGCCGTCCTCATACAACTTTTGCATAACGTTAATTTTGCTTTTAATGTTATTGTTATAGCTAATAACGCCCAGAATGTTCTGTATGATTTGTTCGGGTATGCGCGCCTCCTGTAAACAGAACCGCGCTATTTTATTTACATCGTCGGCGAGAAATATCGTCGGACCGTTTGTTAGCGTGTGCGCATCGCTCGTTACCATATGAATCGTTGAACGATGATACAATTTCTGCCGAAGCGATGAAATAAGTCCGTCCCACTTATCCGGGTTGATATTTCCAAGCAATTTCAAATAATATAATTTGATGCTCACCATCGTGATATCATTCACCTCGTGGAAATTATGCGATATTGAAAACTGGTGCGACGCAAACGCCTCCAATTCATTCGCCTTTTGTATGAAGACAATCGCCTCTTCGAAATCGAGGTAGCGCAAGAGGGTTTTGTATTTATTACAGTGATTGACAATCGATTGAACCTCCTCATACTTCGTGCTCATAAAATGAGGCATCTCAATATAACCCGCCTTATTAATGATCGGGATGCTTTTATTACAGTCGTGGCTAACTATCGTATGTATTTTCGCGTCCGAAAATCTCGACTTGAAATCGCCAATCGTTTCCTGCATATCTTCGTATTGTGGGAGTGTCGCAGATGACAACACCACATTTTCGATAAGGTTGTCCGTCCAGTTTTTATGAATAATTTCGTGAAAATCGTGCTCCTCGTAATCCATAGTAATTGTTGGCTCGTCCCAATAGAGAATGATGTCCTCTTTGCGATTGAACGCAAGCATATAATACATAGCCGGTAAATAGGACTTGATATCCGTAATCATTATTTCAACCTTGTTACCAACCGTATTATCCACCTTTCCGATACCGCCGCTTCTCCAGTTTGTGGTATAATCTTTGGCTGCGTAATAGTGTAGCCGAATATCCTCCGCGTCGCTGCAGCCAAACGCAAACGCCACTTTCTTTCCGGACGAAATGGCAGCCTTGGCCAGCGACAAACCAACGTGGCGAGCAGCACATACGAATATCACGCGCGAGTGCTCGGAAAGTCCCAGCGGAGACATCGTCTTTCCGGTGCCGGTTGGCGCAATATATTGAACCAGCTTTGGACTCTTATCTTTACAGTATGTGAATAGCTGCTTTTGGTGTTCATATAATTTATCATCGGAATAATCAAAGAGATAGGAATTGTTCTCTATAATTTCGGTTCCTCGAGATATAATAGAGTCATAGAGACACTCAGAACTAAATATTCCGATAACCTTCATCGCGTTCTCTTTCAGAACACGGTTGAAAGACTCAAAATTAAACTGCATCATTTTACCCAAGGTATAGTAATAAAATACCCACTTGTCATTTTTCTTGCTGTAATATTTACATAGTTTGTCAATAATATGGACCACCACAAATTCCACTATGGTTTTTTTATGCTGCGACAGCTGTTTATCTGTGTTGCTGAAACGGATTGCGTCGGCTTTTTTAATGGGTATGTTAGTAAGTTTAATAGATATAAACTCACTATTTTGCTTTACTTTATCCGACAATGTATTCAGAACATTATTCATATCACTCTGTATGTATTTACAGTAAACATAACTATCTAATGATTCGGTGGACGTAATCTTCAGGAACGACATGAGTGATGTGCTTTTATTAATAGTGATATTGACATCGTTAAAACCACGAATAATAAGATTACTTATATATTTCTCATTTACGGATACGGGAATTTCGATACTGTTCCATTCGGTTTTGGTTAGTTTACACTGATTAAAATCCATTTGTAACATTAATATTTGGTATATTATTAATTCAATTTTAAAATTGATTTAATTATAAAGAAGAATTATACAACATATCAAAATGACTCAGCACATCTATTCAATCGAGGGCAATATTGGTTCGGGAAAATCGACCATCATTAAAGAACTAAAACATCGCTTCTTTAGAAACAAAAATGTTCACTTCCTTCTAGAGCCGGTAACCGAGTGGGAGACGATATGCGACGAGAACGGCGACACTATTATTGAAAAATACTACGAGAATCAGGAAAAATATGCGTTCTCATTTCAGATGATGGCCTACATAACGCGACTTTCCCAGCTACAAAAGGCAATCAAAAAAGGATACAAGTATATTGTTACGGAGCGCAGTCTGTTAACCGACAAGATGGTCTTTGCCAAGATGTTGTATGATGAGGATAAGATTGACACCATTAATTACGAGATATACAATCGGTGGTTTAATGAATTTATTGGTGATATTCCCGAGATTAACTACATATATATCAGAACCACTCCGGAAATTGCCCAGCAACGCGTAATCAAACGGGGGCGTGCGGGAGAGAACATCCCCATCGAATACCTTACGAAATGTCACGATTATCACGAAGCGTGGTTGAGCGATGATAAGAGCGGAACAACGGTTGTCCTTGACGGGTGTGGAGATAATACCAATAAAGCGCAGACCGATAATTTGATTGAAACGATTGCGTTACGTATAAATATTGAGTCGGTTGATAACTTTGTTATGATGTTTGATGGGGGGAGTCGCGGGAATCCCGGACCTTCGGGGTGCGGCTATGTCATTTACAACAGCGCATATAGGATTGTATGCGAAGGTTCAGAGTCGCTTGGCACACAGACCAACAATTATGCCGAATACATGGGTCTCATATTAGGTCTTAAAAAATCGTGCGAGCTTGACATCAAAAATTTAATAATTAAAGGGGACTCGCTTCTTGTAATCAACCAACTTAATGGAACTTTTTCGGTAAAGTCTGATAATTTAAAACCACTTTACAATGAGGCAAAAAAATCGTTGCTTAATTTTGAAAACGTCCAATATATCCATGTCAAACGGAACAATAATGCCGCCGCCGACGAGCTTGCCAATCGCGCAATGGACGAGGCGGAAGATTAATACACCATGTAGATAATTGTCGAAACTCACTCTATCATTTTAACATTTATTTTTTTTGTCCCCTTATATTGGAGGAGATTTAGTTCTCTTTTTGAAGTTGGAAATATATCATCACCATAAATATCCTGAAGGAGCAACCACTCAAATAGTCCACCAAGATATATAGAAATGTTATCAAAACCAAGGTCGGTGAGCTGTTTATATTTGGAGAATACACTGTTATCCGTGGAATTCTCTCCATACAATATAATATTGTCTCCTAATTTACCAGCAGTTATTGCTCGATTGACTACCGACACTTCGTCACTAGCAGAGAGTGTTTTATCTATAAGACAATCCTGTTTGTTTATGGTAAGCGTATTTACTATGATATAATCATTTCGAATTGCTTCCTGAACATCCTCAAAATTAATTTTATTAATAGATAAAGAGTTCCCCATTAATAAAAACGAATTGTAATTTTTATATTGTATTCACATTAATCAATCAAATTTAATAGTTACGGATACATTTTCCTGTTTAATTGTCTTGGATGCGGATATCGAGAGTTCCTCTCGTTTTTTTCGCGTCTTACTATTGTTGAGTACCAATTTGCGCTTCGAAGTGCTATTTCTATTGTTCATGTCTTTTTCAATATCGGCGTAGTTATTCTTTATATACGAGATAATTTCATTTTCAAGCGCCCACTTGAAGAAGTTGAGCTGCCCAATCGTGGTCTGAATCAGCGTATCATTTTTGTATGGTATAGTTATTCTATCCCACCTACAAAATGGATCAAAACGTTTCTTTGAATACGCTTTTAATTTTAATTTATAATCATTATAAACTTTGAACCGTCCACCCTCCTCTAAATTATATACCGTGAACTTCTGCTTTGCATAGTTAGTTACAAACCAATCAACTATTCGCAGAGAGATTGGCGACTCTCCATTAATGATATTCAACATCACCTCAAGATTATCATCAATGTCATAAAACTGTAATAAATTGTTAAGAAGTAAACTGTTTTGAGTTGTATATGATGTCATCTAATATTTAGTTGTCTATCATTTTAAATACTAATACTTAATTAATATTATTTGAGATATATTATTTGAGATATATTATTTGAGATATATATCGTTTTTCGTGTTTCGCTTCGATTTCCGCTTCGTCTTCCGCTTCGGCTTCCGCCTTGTCTTCCGCCTCGCTTTCCGCCCTACCTTCCGCTTCGTCTTTCCGCGCCCCTGTTTCAGCTTTGTTAATTTACTTTCTAACCGTTTAGACATTTCATCATTGTATTTCTCGGAATCATCGTGGGGTTTCGCATATTTTGCCATTTTAATAATTAGATTCTGCTTTTTCGAACCGGACAATTTTGATATTTCATATGCCTCTCCATAATCAATAACTTTAATACTACCGTCATTCTGAATAATTATATTACCTCCGTTTATATCGGTGTTTTTGATTCCATTATCTATTAACATCTCTGCGACTTCTAAAACCTTATTGTAAATTTTTTCATTTGTTGATGTGTTTTTTAAAAGCGTCCCATCAATTAACTCCATTATCATATGTATATCCCTATCTTCAACATAATATCCGTATATTTTAGCTCCAATTCCTATTTCTACGGCAATATGGGACATTTTAAACTCTGTCCACGGATTTTCCTCGTGAATTGCGTCATCTGGAGCATCAAATAAATACATTATCTTCAATAATTTATCTTGATGATTTAATACCTTATACACACCATACCCGATGATGAAATTTCTTTCCCGCGCATATAATCATTCGGATTTAATAATGGTATGTTATCTGGAGGAAGAGGATATTTTAACGAAGCCATTACAACAAAGGAACATATTTTTTTATTCGTTATTCGAATTTTTAGGCATAAGAAACTGTTCTTGTTTGTCGATGATATCTATATAATTATCCTTTTTGAAAAATGGGTTGTCGCATACCTGCTTAACCATCTCCCTCTCGCTCATCTTATTATTAGCGTGTTCGCGCTTATTAATGGTGGTGTCATATACAGTTTCTGTGATAACTTTATTTTCGTCGGTTGTCTTGTTTTCGGGATTGTCCTCCTTTTTTGAACGTTCATATTTGCTTCCGTCACTCCATGTAATTTCGTCCATTTAAATAGACCGACAATATTATATTTAATATTAAATGTATAAATAATATTAAATATTTCGATAGATTTAATAGTAATGAAAATTATGCGGTCCTTTTATATATCGTGTGATACATTTGGTGGATTTAAACGAGAAATAGACATTAATCTATGTAACAGCACCCAAGATATAATTGACAGAATGCTATGTTTGCTAGAACAATCTCTCCGTCGCGATGACCTGTATCAGCTTATACTTAAATTACAAACAACGAAACATCTCTATCACATACACGATTTTCAGTTTGGAACAATATTATTAACCGAGCAAGAATATTATATATGCAATCACGGGTGTTCTAGTTAGACTCTCGTAACGTTCAATTGCTTTGTAAAAATAAAATCACTAGAACTCTTCACTCTGCGCTGTAAATTACATTTTAAACAACATATTACAGTATTTGAATTAGAGTGACATATGTCATTGTCAATGCGGTCGAGCGTCCACTGCTCATCATCACGAACCTTAGTAAAAAGCACCTTTACTTGATTGCGACAATAATAACATTTAAGTTTACAAGCGACTAATTTCTCGAGAACATTATCAATATTCACCAATTTTTTATCATCATATATCTTCTTTTTAACGTCCTGCGATTTGTAGCCGTTTATTTTCCGTGTTATCTCGCCCTTAAGATGTGGTGTATTCTCATCTACAATATTCATAAAATATTTATTGACGAGCGATAGTTGATCGGATATAAGCGGTTCCACGTAAGTAGCCACGTTCCTAAACTCATTATCTTTATTACCATTAATAAGGTTAATATTGTGTTTCCCTGTTATAGATATCTTTTTCATAGGTATATAATCCGTCTATTTTTTTTAAGTAAATATTAGCATATTAAAAAAGTAGTTAAACTCATTTTACTATTATAATAAAATGAATAAAGATGAAACGTGTCAAGAGCTTAAAGATATAAGGTATAAAACTATGTTTATTACCGGAAATAAACAGAATAATACTAGCGTAACAGACACAAGCGAGGTCGACATCGGGCTTATGTTGGACAAGGAGTTGAAACAGAATAAGGCCGAGCCATGGAGCAAACTTAATAAGACCGCGAAAATAAATAAAATCAAAAATTATACGTCCGACTATAGCAATGTAAACGACATCACCGATGGAGAAAAGAAAGAGTTAGAAAATTATCTTATTACCGCAATGGACCGAAAACGTCTCACAAGCATAAAGGACGTTACGTATGACAAGGACCTGGGAATTATTAAGACCATTCCATCGCTTACATTTAATCCGGCTACGCGTAAATTTACACTAAAACGTAACGACAAGCGTACGTCTACGATTAAACACTTGACTCCCGATAGTAAGAAAAAGAAAGATGCCTCCAAGGATAAAAAACCGCGTCGAAAGAAGGAAATTTCAAAGGAATAATAATCTTTAAATAGAAAATTGAAGATTTTTAATCTTATTAAAGCTATATAATAACAATATATATATGACTGACGTTGATACAGATGATTACGATGATCTTCTAGAGGGGATAATTATTCTAGTGGACGAGTTGATTACATCCGAACCGATGCTTTACGCGAAGCCCAAGTTTCACGATATTATTATTGATGAGGTTACTAATCTCATCAATATTCAGCTAGAGGATGCTATTAAAATTGACGCTGTTAAAATAGGCGCGGTCAATTCCGACTCCCTTATCAGACGCGCAATCAACGAGGCAATGCGGCACTATTATACCGTACACAACCCACGCCGCTCTTATGCTAGAAGTATTATAATCAAACTTCCGAATATTAATATGATATCTGAAAAGCTTACCTACTTGAAGAACATACCGCAACCAGAGCAACGAACTAATGAATGGTATTTATTTCGCCAAAAAGTTCTTACTGCCAGCAGTATATGGAAGGCGTATGGTAGTGAAAAATCTAAGAACCAAATCATATACGACAAATGCGAGCCAGTTAATCTCGATAAATATAATCGGGTTAATATGGACTCGCCTATGCATTGGGGACAAAAATACGAGGATGTCTCTATTGAGTGGTATGAGAAACATTACAATACGACAGTTTCCGAGTTTGGATGTATTCCGCATAAGGACATACATTACTTGGCTGCCTCACCAGATGGCATAAACACGGACAAAACTTCTAAACGGTATGGTAGGATGGTTGAAGTGAAAAACATTTACAATCGCGAGATTAACGGAATTCCTAAATTGGATTACTGGATTCAGATGCAGGTTCAAATGGAAGTATGTGACCTCAATGAATGCGATTTTCTGGAAACCCGTTTCCTTGAATACGAGTCATACAATGAATTTATGGCGGATGGATGTTTTAATTTTACCGAAACAGAAAACATAAAGGGGATTATTATCTGTTTCATAAAGGATGAGAAACCTATATATGAATATGCCCCGCTATATATCTCGCGCGCCGAATATGACATTTGGGAAGAGGCGACCATGGAGAAACACCGCGACCGTGTGTGGCTTAAAAATATATACTGGCATCTTGATGAAATCAGTTGTGTTCTCGTATTGCGCAATAAATTTTGGTTTAATTCCACCAAACACACTCTGAAAGAGGTATGGGACTCTATCGTAAAAGAGCGGGTTACTGGTCACAATCACCGAGCACCAACATCTCGGACTAAACCTACTATTGTAAAACCAAGAGTGTGTAATATAATATTACCCAGCAATCAGACCGAGACAATAGCCGTATTGGAAGAACCCGAACCAGCACCAGCTCCAGCACCCGAACCAGCTCCAGCACCCGAACCAGCTCCAGCTCCAGCTCCAGCACCAGCACCAGCTCCAGCTCCAGCTCCAGCACCCGAACCAGCTCCAGCTCCAGCACCAGAAAAAGTTATCCCATTACGGTGTAATATAGTTCAAAACTCGAAGCCATCTATCACAATAGATATCTAAGGTAGTTATAGAATATTTAAGAAGAACTATTTAAAATTATAACTATAGTATAGTTATATGACTGAACAGGAGATGCGCGTTATGAAAAGAGATGGCAAGTTTGAGGATATTTCTTTTGATAAAATCCTTAACCGTGTTAAAAATTTGGGCAATAATATGGAGCCAAAGCTGAAACTTAATTATAGTCAATTTGTTATGGACGTAATTGAGCAGCTTTATTCTGATATTTCAACTACCAAAATCGATGAACTAACCGCAGAACAGTGTGCCTCTATGTGTACGAAGCATCCAGACTATGGCAGTCTTGCGCGCAGAATCATTGTATCAAACAACCATAAAAATACTCTTGACTCTTTTTCTGATACGATGGAACTTCTTTACGAGTTCAAGGATATTCACGGCAAGAATATCCCCATTATCGACGCCGATGTATGGGAAATCATTAAAAAGAATAAGGACTTTTTTGACAATATGATTGATTACACACGCGACTATGAGATTGATTATTTCGGATTTAAGACTTTGGAACGGGCATATCTAATGCGCGTTGATAAAAAGGTAGTAGAGCGTCCACAGCATATGTGGCTTCGCGTATCCATTGGAATTCATTTTGATGATTTGGATGCGGTGAAGGAGACCTACGACCTAATGTCACAAAAATATTTTACACACGCCACTCCAACACTATATAATGCGGGGACGCCTCGCCCCCAGCTTAGCTCGTGCTACCTGCTGTCAATGGAAGACGACAGTATTGATGGAATTTATAACACTTTGAAGGAGTGTGCGAACATTTCAAAGTGGGCGGGTGGAATCGGTCTACATATCCACAATGTTCGCGCAACCGGAAGTCATATTCGCGGAACGAACGGAACATCCAATGGAATCGTCCCAATGTTACAGGTCTTCAATAAGACGGCTCGTTATGTTGACCAAGGAGGTGGAAAGCGTAATGGCTCGTTCGCTATTTATATGGAACCTTGGCACAGCGATATTGAGGACTTCTTGGATCTGAAGAAAAATCATGGAGACGAGGAAATGCGCGCGCGCGATTTATTTTATGCGCTCTGGATTCCATCATTGTTTATGGAAAAGGTTGAGAAGGACCTAGAATGGTGTCTGTTTTGTCCGGATAAATGTCCTGGACTATCAGATTGCTACGGAGAGGCATTTAACACGCTATACGCAAAGTATGAGTCCGAAGGAAAAATGAACAAGCGTGTAAGAGCGCGCGACCTATGGTACAAGGTGTTGGATTCGCAGATGGAAACAGGAACACCATACCTCCTTTACAAGGATGCCGCGAACGAGAAAAGCAACCAGAAAAATCTCGGAGTAATCAAATCAAGCAACCTTTGCACCGAAATCATCGAATACAGTAATGATGAAGAAACCGCCGTATGTAATTTGGCAAGTATCGGCTTGAGTAAGTTTGTAAACAAGGACAAAACCTTTAACTATACAAAGCTTCACGAAGTAACCAAAGTCATTACATCGAATCTCAATAAAATTATCGATGTTAATTTTTACCCAACTGACAAAACCATGCGGAGCAATTTTTTACACCGACCGATCGGTATTGGTGTCCAGGGTCTCGCCGATGTATTTGCGCAAATGGACATTCCTTTCCACAGCGCAACCGCGGTAGGCGTTAACAAGTTGATTTTCGAAACGATTTACCACGCGGCACTAGAACGTTCGAATGAGCTGGCTATTTCGCGAAAAGACGATATGCTTAAATTGCGAAATCTAAATAAATACGACGAGAAATACCAGATCGATATTTTTGAATCTGATGCGCGCGAGTGTCGCACATACAAAGAAAATCTATCCGATGAAATCAGGGCAATACTTCAGCGTGTTTCTCCTATAAGAGCTGAGATTGCTATTACTGACGATAATGTGGCGGGCGCATACTCATCGTTCGTTGGCTCCCCCGCATCAAAAGGAATCCTCCAATTCGATATGTGGGGTGTGACGCCCAGCGACCGATATGATTGGGGGGTTCTTAAGAGCAGCGTCAAGGAGCACGGTATTCGCAATTCGCTTCTTCTCGCACCAATGCCCACCGCTTCTACGTCGCAGATTCTAGGAAACAACGAGTGTTTTGAACCATTTACGAGCAACATTTACACCAGAAGAACCTTGGCCGGTGATTATGTAGTGGCAAACAAGCACCTGATGAAGGAGCTCGTAGAGCTTAATCTATGGACCGAAGAGCTGAAGGACAATATTATTCTCAACAAGGGAAGCGTCCAACACATTGAAGGGATTCCGGAACATATCAAAGAAAAATACAAGATTGTTTGGGAGATTCCTATGAAACATCTGATTGACATGTCGGTCGACCGCGGAGCATACATTTGCCAATCACAGAGTCTCAATCTCTGGCAGGAGGAGCCGAGTTATAAATCTCTAACATCAATGCATTTCTATGGCTGGAAGAAGGGGCTCAAGACCGGTATTTATTACCTGAGAAGAAAGCCGCGCCATCAACCACAACAATTCACGATTGACCCTACCAAAATTCAGCACGAAGAAGAGGTATGTGAGACGTGCTCCGCATAAAAATATAGTTACAAACAAATATATCTTGCTAATAATTTATCATTATCGTTATCATAATTTATCATTATCGTTATCATAATTTATACATTATCGTTATCATAATTTATCATTATTAATTACAATACAGATTATACAGATTCTTAATTATAGAGCAGCCACCATTAACAACATCCTTATCGTTAACAAGAACATAATAGCATCTAAAACAAATAAGCACGTCGGACATTGAATCGTGTGTATTGTTTGGAGTGAAACCGAAGAGATGTTCGTGTAGCTCAGATAGCGTGGGGAATTTGTGGTATTTTTTTCCAGATGCGCTTTGCTTTTCTATTTTACATACATTTACCGAGTTCTTCATCGTACAATATTCCTTAATTCCATAACCATTACCCGTTGTAAAGTATTGTTTAGTTTTCAATCGATTACATTCTACCATAATCATTTGTTTATCAAATGATATATTGTGTGCGATAACGGTATCTGCCTCCTGTAGCGTCTTGTTGAAATTATCAATCGCATCTTTAATGTCAATACCTTTGCGCAAGCTTACTGAACGCGTAATTCCGTGCATCTCAATGCTCTTCTCGGATATGTATACGTCGGCATCTAATTTGATAATATCATCAACACACGAGTGCGTTTTATTTTGTTCAGTGTCATATAGAATGTAGCTGAGCTGAATGATATGTGGCCACTTTCCTACGTCTCTAACAGACAAATTGCGTCCAGCAGGCAGCCCAGTTGTCTCGGTATCAAATACGAGAACCTTCATATTGTTATTTGTGGATTTATCACAAAAAAATAACAATATCAATTTTTTATATAAATGCGCATAATTCGCAAGTCCATTGGTCTTTCACTATAGCATTAATCTATATTTAGAGTAAAATGTGGACATGTAATATAGAATTTAACTTCTGAATCTGATAAACTATTGCGATACGTGTTCCAAGAGCCATCATTTCTTGTTAGCTGTGGGCGGTGGCAGATATCCTGACAAGAATTATGGTGGTCGTTTTCCACTCTGACTGCCTCAAATGTCAAGTTAATGTTTGTGTAATTCGGAACCCCGAAAATTGCGTTGTCCGTAATCACGCTTCTGGATTCGTCTTTAGTTAGTTCTTCGTTCAGAATATTGCAGGTATATTTTGTAATATCACACCGATAGTGTTTATGTATAACAACGAAATCCAAAATATCATAATTAATCGCGGAATTCAATCGCCGTTTCAATATATCGACTGTTACCTGTTCTTCGGGGCGAAAAGTTGTATCCCGACGCGGCAATCTAATAATCAACAAATCGAACGCATCGTCAATGCTGATATATTTCTTGAACCAAGCGGACGATAGAAATTGTCCGTATAACTTACTATTGTGTGTATGTAATATGAACGCCTTATCAATAATACATTCCCAGTCATTGTCGTTAATTTTACACATCAAATAATAGTTACATCCATCGTGGACAGTATTTGTGCTTGTTTCAACCGCCGCCATTATAATAATTTAATAGGTAGTTTTATATTATTTTTAAATTTTCAATTTTAATATCACCCACTAGAATTTACGACATATTCCAAACGTTTTGCGATGATACTCTGTTATTCCAAAAGAATTAATACCGTCAATGTGTATCTTAGTTCCATATCCCTTATTTTTAGAAATACCATATCGCTCGTCTAGCGCGGGATTATCAAGACACAAACCTTCTATATATAGATCGCGTTCAGTTTTAGCCAGAATAGAGGCTGCCGCAATAGACGTATACTTATTGTCACCACCCGTAATACATGTATGTGATATATTAGCAATACCTGTTTGGTCGCTATATTCGGTGTATCTCTTGAAATTACTCCCGTCAACCAGTAAATGGTGTGAGTTGAAATTATTTATGTCTAGCCCATCGATACCTCTAATGGCCGCGTGCATTGCCTTGTAGGTAGCTTGTAATATGTTAATCTTATCTATCTCCTGTTCAGTAGAATACGCAACGCTCCACGCAACCGCGTTCTCTTTTATATGGGCGGCCGCCTCCATTATTTTCTTTTTAGAAGTGAATTTTTTACTATCCTTCATTAAATGGTGGTGAAAAACGTCTGTTTTTGGCAATATAACCGCAGCTGCGTAGACACGCCCAAACATAGGCCCGCGCCCTGCCTCGTCAATGCCAATTTCTAGAATTTCATCGTCATTATAATACTTATCCAACACTTTTACGGTTTTTTTAACACCAGCCATTGTTTATATAATACATTTATACGACATTTATAGTTCAATTTTAACACAACCGACTTATTAATTTTTTCCATACATACTCTATATGAAGAAGTTTAACAAATTATTAATGTTATTTATAATTTTAGGGGCATTATTGTTATGTAGTTGTTTAGGAACATATACTCGCGAGGGTATGGATGTTTCAATTGAAACATCCACAAATCAGCCTCACGAAGAACACGTCGCAAAACATAACTCTTCGTTAAATTCATCATCTGACACCGCGAATAGCAATGATAATAACACTGGCAATGTTTTCGGAAAAGATGTTGTATATGGGTCACTACTTCAAACTGGAAATAAAGAGGATGGTTTGGCGAAGGAGGTCCCCGAAGGCGACGAGGACCTTTATATGTTGAAATCGCAGATGGTTCCGCCTGTTTGTCCGGCGTGCCCCGCAATCAAAGCATGTCCGAGAACAGAAAAATGTCCTCCTTGTCCTCCGTGCGCTAGGTGTCCCGAACCATCGTTTGAATGCCAAAAGGTTCCCAATTATTCGTCAAACAACAACGACCGTCTGCCTAGACCAATTTTAGCCGATTTTAGCCAATTCGGTATGTAATAATTAATTATATTAACACAACTATTAATATGATTAAATTCTAACACATAATTTTTACTTCCTAATATTAACGAATTATTTGCGCAATATACATTTTTTATCAATGTTCATCGTTTTACATTTTGTGTCATGTGGAACTATTTTAATAACACATTTAGATTTTTTACCATAGAGTGGCTGTGTACACCCACTCTCTTTCTTGCGCGTTTTTTTAGCATTTAACATTTTGGGATTTGATACCAAACATCTAGAACGAAAATGCTCATATCGCTCTCTAACATCCCCATAACTAAGGCCGGATTTTTTACCCAACATTTTATTAATAGTTTCGTGTAACTTGTAAACATATCTAGAAAACGCATCGCGATTTTTAAGGTCGCTATTAGTAATAGGGTTTGTTTTAAAATTTCGTTTCAAGTTCTCGCGACAATGACGACATGGCAAAACATTCTGTAAATTTAGTATAAAATTCTTGTAGTGTTGCTTGTCGCTACTAGTAGGCTTGACAGGATAATTAAAACTCATCGTATGTAAATAATGCCACATACTAGGACCCCAGACAGCAGTTAGCATACCGTCGCCACTCGAAAATTCCTTATTTTTATACGTTCGGTTTTTTTTTCGTTTACGCGTTACATTGTTTACCATTAAAATAAGGTAAGAAAACTATTATATCTTATTTGCGTTTTACAATATTTGCTAATTTATCGTTTGTATAATTTAATGTTGAACTAATATCGTGACCGCGTGCTTTAGTAATTGTTCGGTAATAATTCTTATCATTGTTATGGTGAGACCGATTTATTTCAATATATGTTCCATCGCTCTTTACAAAGAGCATTATTATAACGCACCATAATTCTTTATACAGTATTCGTTAATAATATTCTATTAATATTCTATATTATATATAATGAAGCAGATTATATCCAAGGCCGCACTATCAAAAATGATGTCAAGCAAGCAATTTCTTATTGTCTTGGCTTGTAGTCTACTTTTTATTTGCGTCGCTATATATGTATATGTTATATACCTCAGGCCTAAATTTAGCAAACAATACGCTGCTAACAAAGAGTTCACGGAAGATACTGGTGGCAGTGGGGAGAACTATGCTGACCTATACTTTTTCTACACATCGTGGTGCCCGCACTGCAAGACCGCATTTCCCATATGGAACCAACTTAAGCAGGAAATGGCAGACAATACGATAAATGGGACGACTATTAAATTTATTGAGATTGACTGTGACAAGGAAACCGCTGTCGCTGAGAAGTTTAAGGTTGAAGGCTACCCAACAATTAAGTTAGTTAACAAGAACCAAATTATCGAATACGACGCAAAACCAGATTTGGATACTCTCAGACTTTTCTTAGAAAAATCGCTTTAATTATTTGAAATATCTAAATTATTTGAAATATCTAAATTATTTGAAATATTCTCATTGTTAATCGTCATATTCTCATTGTTAATCGTCATATTCTCTATGTAATTATTTGCTTTTTCTATACCAATATTTATTAATTTCGCTCTAGACTCGGATGATTCAATTACATCAATCCATGGTTGAAATCCGCGAATTGTATCAACATCGCATTTTACAATATTACTAATGTCCATCTCAACTGTTTCTATTTCTCTCCTTATTTTTTTGAACAATATGATGAAGTAATCAAACAAGGTGGAATCTGTGTCTAAGTTTGATATCAAATTCTTATTTTCACTCCACGAGTTAAAAGCAAGTATCTCGCTCTCATCGCACTTATTGTTGTTGTAACAGTCTATAATTGGAAAATTATTCAATACACCTCCGTCAATATAACAATTGCCATTTTCAATAACCGGACAAAATATGAATGGGTATGCTGTGCTCATTGACAACCCCTTTACTATAGTTAAATCTGGGAAAGACTTGTGTGAAATATCAACATTACTCATCCGATCGCCGTTCAAATTAGTTGCATACATATGAATATCTATTTTATTATAGTCATATAGTTCTTTAAATGTAGTGTTTTTATTTAAACCTTTTGCCTCTAATAGTGGTAACATTGCCTCGCATATAAAACTGTCATTAATTAATCCTTTTGTATTATAAGCGTTAATTATTGTCAATGGTTCAATATTCAATATTTTTTCCCATGGTCTCTTTATAAAATAATCGTCAGTCCAATCCCAATCATAATTGAGGGATATTATCACCGATATAAAAGCTCCAACGGAGGTTCCGTATATACTCTTTATATTTCTGATGTCCCAACAACCATCGTTCAGTTTTTTTGCCGCACCGTACAATACTAAACCAGCTGGCCCACCCCCACTAAATACCAAATGTTTAATTGTCATTAGATATTAACCACCGTTTTTATTTAATAGTATTAATAATAGTATTAATAATAGTATTAACTGATAACTTTTTTTCTGTAATAATGTTAATTATGGAAACAATATTTACATTGGGAGACGAAACCGATGATAATTTACAGATCAACCTCGATGACTTATATGAGAAGAAAAAGTTACACGACCTTAACACACTCTCAATATACAATAAGATTTTGGCCCGAATTCATAATAAAATAAATGTCACTTCACGCCAACACACGACAAATCAGCATTGTTGGTATCTAATACCCGAAATGATGATCGGTGTCCCTAGATATGATCACGGGGCATGTATCGCATTCTGTATAGATAAATTAAAGGACAATGGATTCATGTTAAGATATACACATCCTAATTTACTCTTGATATCGTGGAAGCACTGGGTTCCGCATTACGTTAGAAATGAGGTGAAGAAGAAAACAGGGGTAAATATTGATGGATATGGTAATAAAATAATTAAAAAGGATAAACAGGATGAAAACCCTAATTCATTTATATTAAAATCACATAACAATATACCACCACAGGCAAATAAAAAGGAATATAAGGAAATCAATTCTTATAAACCTAGCGGAAATCTTATATATAATCAAGACCTTCTAAAACGTATAGAGGACAAATCCAAAAATAAATAATTTTATAATTATAAAAATATTTATTTAGTTACCTAAAAATCCTTGTAAGAAAGAAGGCTTCTCCTCTGGCTTCTCAATGCGGGCCTTGTCCTCTGGCTTCTCAATGCGGGCCTTGTCCTCTGGCTTCTCATCGCGGGCCTTGTCCTCTGGCTTCTCAATGCGGGCCTTGTCCTCTGGCTTCTCATCGCGGTCCTTCTCCTCCGGCTTCTCATCGCGGTCCTTCTCCTCCGGCTTCTCATCGCGGTCCTTCTCCTCCGGCTTCTCATCGCGGTCCTCATTGGTTCCGCGTCTTTCATTTACATTATCCTCATTATCGATTGGTTTTTCGTTATCATCATCTGGGTCGTCTTTATTACCAAACCTTGTCATATCTTTGAATGTATCATACAATGTGCGTTTATCATCATCCGGATTTACATCCGGATTTTCATTATCTCTGACCTCCGGATTTTCATTATCTCCGTCCGGCTCTTCGCTCTCGTCTTTCTTGGTGACGCGATGGTCGCCCTCATTATTATGCGTCTCTGACTCGTCGTCGACCCGATTGACGCGCCGTTCCTTATCTTTGCGTATGCCAAGATTGTTAATTTTCTCAATTGTCGCATCTCTAAGTTTTTTCTCAACAATAGCTTCAAATATTTCAAGACCCTTTAGGAAATCCTTCTCGCAAGTAATATATAAATTCATAATTATTTTTCTGGACTCTTCTACTACGCTCTGTAATTTAACCTCAGTAAGACCAGGATTTATCATTATCAGCTTACTATCTGTTTTAGATTCATCTGATATGTTTACAAATACAAACAACTTATCAATAACCGAAAGTAGTTGGTCTTGATTTTTCTTTGTATTATCCATCATCTTTTTAATATGAGTTGCATAATCGGCAAATAGTTTCTCGCTGTAGTCGCCTTCCTGTGGATTTAGGTAATAACTGTCCTTAGCGGAACATCCCTTATTATTATGATGCTCGCGAAGCTTAATATCGCTAAATTTCTTAATTTTTTTTGGATTAAATGGTTCGCCGCTATCAGAGAATGCGTTGTAAAATATCTCGAGGTCGCGTTTGTATTTATTCTTCATAGTATCACTCATTCCAATATATTTGCCGGTCTCATAATCATATTTATCGCTGTATAGCTTTTCTAACTCTACCATTCCTGGTTCCTCTAATAAATTAACACTCATATTTTTGGATTGTGTATTACAATAATCGGGGCCAACAGTAATTTTTTTATTTTTCGTATCTTTTACATCATAATCATTGTTGTTGACAAGAATATCTAACCTTTTACTACATAAACTGACTGAATTCATTTTCATATTGGCATCGTCAGACACCTTGTGTTTATCCATAAGCGTAGTCTCGGCGGCATTTCCTTTGTTATCAATATAAGACATAGTTGGATTAATAGTTTTTACTATAGAGGCGAATATGTGCGCGACCTTGACATAGAATTTGGCGATTCCAACACATAGTCTCCGCTTTTGTGTATCGTTCTTAACATCTAATTTAGGAATATCATCCTTCTTTAAAAATATAACCTTCTCCGTCGCCATTTCATCGACAGCATTATCATCTTTAATTTTGCGCGAGAGATAATCAATATCCAAGTCGTTAAGATTTTCTTCTATTATCCGAGATGTCAATATTACTAAATTATTACAATACTTCACGTCTCCCAGATTTTCCATGTCCTTGAAATTACTAGTAAATATGTAATCCGAAGCAATGTGATTGACTATTTTGTGTATATTACTCGTATCGCTTTTATTTTGCTCTGTGGATATATCATTCCCCATTATGTAAATTATATATAAAATAAAATTGAATTAGAATTATATTAGTATATTTAAAATTAATATGAATGAAAAAACTAAGAAAATTAAAAAGAAAATAAATAAGAAGGATTTGTGGAACAGCTTCAAGAATGAAATCACCGATAATGAGATTGAATGCGTTTATACGACAGGCAAGCAACGAGAAATATGCGATTGTTGTGAGAGTATACTAATGGTAAGTGAGGAAGGATTTTTAAATTGCACTAACAAGATGTGTGGTGTAATCTACAAAGACATGCTAGACCACAGCGCGGAATGGAGATACTATGGTGCCGATGATAGCAACGTCGGAGACCCTACGCGCGCCGGACCACCAATAAACCCCCTTCTCAGGGAATCGTCTTTCGGTTGTAAAGTCATATGTAACTCGAACGCTACATATGAAATGAGAAAGATTAAGCGATATTCCGAGTGGCAGTCCATGCCATATAAGGAAAAATCACAATACGACGAATTCCAGAGAATTACCATTCTAGCAAGTCAGAGCGGAATTCCGAAGCTAATAATCGACGACGCGATGCGCTACCACAAATTAATTTCAGATACGAAGACCTTTAGGGGTCTTAATCGCGACGGAATTATCGCAGCGTCTATCTACATTGCTTCGCGGCTAAATTCATACCCGCGAACTATTAAGGAGATTGCTACCATATTTAATTTAGACAATACGAGCGCCACTCGCGGATGTAAGAATGCAATCTCAATAATCAACGAATCAGAGACCGAGCTTCACCACGATAGTCGCACACTTTTATGTAAAACAACACCACTCTCTTTCATTGAGAGATATTGTAGCAAGCTCAATATTAATAACGAACTCACTAAACTATGTAGTTTCATCGCAATACGCATACAGAATAACAATCTCATACCCGAGAACACACCGCACTCCATCGCGGCCGGAATTGTATATTTCGTCGCACAAGAATGTAATCTTAACGTTTCCAAACAGAATATAAATACAATTAGCGCAATTAGCGAAGTTACTATTAATAAGTGCTATAAAAAATTACTCACTATGAAAGATAGCCTCATACCCAAAGTCCTTCTAGACAAATACTCGAATTAAAATATAATAACAAATGTTTTATACCGATACGTTTTAAACCGTTATAAATAGTTATTTTTCATATGATAATATAATAAATGGACGCCCCGAAGAAAATCTTCATTGTTCCTTACCGAAATCGAGTGACACATCGAGCCAATTTTCTACAGCGAATGAACGAGTATCTCAAAGACGAGAGCGGGTGGGAAATATATTTCGCGCACCAATGTGACGAGCGGCCGTTTAATCGCGGTGCAATGAAGAATGTCGGATTTTTAGCAATGAAAAGAAAATACCCCCTTCACTATGGCGATATCACTTTTATTTTTCACGATGTAGACACGTGGCCCACTGAAGAATGCTCCATTAAATACGATACGAACGACGGTGTTGTCGCGCATTATTTTGGGTATAATTTTGCGCTGGGAGGTATGTTCGCGATCAAGGGAAAGGATTTCGACAAGACCAAAGGGTTTCCTAACTTCTGGGGGTGGGGACTCGAAGACAATATAATTCAGGACCGCTGCGTTGCGTTGGGATTAACTATTGACAGAACTAATTTCTATCCCATAACAGATAAGAAAAATATACACAGAGAGAACGACGGCTCAATGCGACTCATATCAAAGGCCGATGCGTCCGTATATAAACACGATAAACCGGACAACATTGATGATATAAAAGGCTTACAATATACGATTGATAAAAATATGATAAATATATCCGCATTTGAGGTAAATATGAAAATAGAGGACCAAGATTTTTATTTGAGAGATAACAGCAGAGAAGGAACCAAGTTAAAAATTCCGATAGGGTATAAGCGAAAAAATTGGTCAATGGCTAAGATATATAACTGATGCGATGATAATACTTTTTCCCGAATTTAATATTAAACACATTCCATAAATTAATACTTAATATGGATTTCCAGAGTGGCGAGAAGAGAGTGATAACTGATGTTAGAAAACCAGACGTAGTTGATTTTCATAATAAGATATCGGACTGGCTAACCGACCCATCCGAATCATTTTTCCAAATTAGCAACGGGGTTCGTATGAGCGAGTACACATTATATCTCTCTGCTAAAACGACCCCAACAACTAGCGTGCCTGGCAACATCGTTCTCGTTCAACAGTTCTACCTTCCAGACAATAAAGAGCGCCGCGAAGAAATAAAATTGGCTCTTAGATGTAATTGTAATAATGATACAATTGACCGTATTGTTTTATTAAACGAGCGTATATACACCGCAGATGAGCTGGGAATCGCCAATGAGAAAATAGAGCAGATAGATATTTCACATCGCATTACTTATCGTGACGTGTTTGATTTTTCTAATAAATTGCCCGAGGATTCTTATATTGTTCTGGCAAACGCCGATATATTTTACGATGCGGGGATTGGACGAGTCAGAGAGAGCGGGCTTGTCGCCGAACGAAAGGCGTTTACCCAATTACGTCATGAGTATTCTAGTATTGAGTTGAAAGATTGTAAGCTATTTGGACCAAGATGTGAAAGTCAGGATGCCTGGATATGGAGCTCTAAATGGAAAATACCAGACAATCTTCTTAAATTATTCAATATTGAGTTAGGACTACCCGGATGCGATAACAAAATTGTATATTTACTCACGATATCGGGATTTATATGTCACAACGAACCTGAATGGATCAAGTGTTATCATAACCACAACACAGACATCCGAGGATACGCTGACCGTAAAACAAGAGCAGACGGCCCTTATCACGGGGTTTATCCTAACTACGCTGGGAGCAATTACGGGGAGCATATCGGGGCTTTCAACCCAATTATAGAAAATGCTAATTTGCGGGATTATGTGAAGGGCAAGCTGGCAGACGATAAACCGTTCATCATTCCACGAATGGCGGGTATTGAAAACGAACTCACCGCTATCGGTGCTACTGTGATTCAAAGTAGGAATGTTTCGCAGGAGCAAGTTAAAAAATTAGAGCAGATTGTCCCAACAATGAAGAACAATGCCGGCATTAAAGTTACCGACATCAATTCAGTTTGTAACTACGCAAATACATACCTATCCGCGTTTCAGAAGTGTGACCGCTATTTCTGGTGGGCTCCATGGGGGAACGTAACGGTTCATATACCACATTCCTGGGATTTCATTGTGAATAACTTCAAAGGTCCAAAATTTGATGCGCTCACACTGGACGTCTTCAGCAACATTCAGAACGACCCGTGGACGCTGGCCCTTAAAGGCAAACGCATCCTTATCATCAGCAGTTTTATCGAGAGCATCAAAGAGAAAATAGACATCAGAGAGAAAATATATGGAATCGACCTGTTCCCCGATTGCGAGTTCGTATTTCTCAAACCACCCCAAACACACGGCTCCAATGATTCCCGAGAGTTTAATGTGGAATTTGCCGAATTTGTGGAAAGAGTTAGGGACATCAAGGATTCATTTGACGTAGCGCTGTGTTCGTGTGGTGGATACGGCAACCCTATCTGCTCGTCGATATATGATATGGACAAATCGGCTATCTATGTAGGAGGCGTCCTCCAGATGTATTTCGGAATATACGGCGACCGTTGGATGCGAGAGCGCCCAGATGTTTTGCGAGCATACATGAACGAACACTGGTCCCGACCCAAAGAAACCGAAAAACCAAGCAATCATAAGCAAATAGAGAACAATTGCTATTGGTAAAATTTAATAAATATAAATCATTTATAATATAAATCATTTATCATATAAATCATTTATAATCAATTGCCTATTTAGTTTGTAATTTTTTTAACAATTCAATCTCGACTTTTAACTCCTGAACACACCTTATCAAATAAGGAATTAACCCGCTATAATTGAGAGCAGATACGTTTGTATTACTCCACCCGTAATTTTTATACTCGTTGCTATTGAGGATATGTATAGTTGATATATCCAACTCTCTCGGTTGGGGAGTATATTCATTTCCACACGCATCTATTTCTTTTCCCAGATGGACCAGATGTCTTAGTTCAGGGACGTTATAATATACCTCTTGCGTAATTAATCCACTTTCAATAGAAGACGTGCCCTTAAAATCCATAGTTGAAAATTTATCATATATTTGGGGAGTCAGTTTCTGAAGTGTTTCTGTTGCGTTAGTTATTAGTATTTTGTTCTTCTTAAATCGTGCGTCACTGACAGCTGTAATATTACCACTTACCTTTATATTGCCTATTACGTCAAGAGACTCTTGTGGATTTGAGTTATTAATTCCAATTCTGCCGGTTGTAATAATGTTTGCTGTGCTAATGTCATTATTAAACGAAACATCCTTATAAAATATGGCATTACCATCATAGTTTATTTCAAACGCCTTACTCGAATCCGAAGTTCCATATTTGAATAGCGCAACATCATTACCACTTCCACTTCCTATTTGCGTAACTTCTAATGCGGGTCCTGTGCCCTGATTACATATATCCAATTGCGTGCTTATTACTAGCTCGTTGTTCACAGTAGTAATGTTGTGTATCACATCATTAAAGTTAAACGAACCATCGATAATCAAATCGCCTGTAATGGTCACATCATTATTGAACGATACGTCCGACAGAAACCTCACGTTATTACCTGTTTTATGACTTATATTATTTACTGACAAATCGTTTGTCTTTACGTTCTCTTTGTAAGCATCATATTCGGCGGACAATGTGTAGTAGGTCCCCGACAGGTCGTGAAAATTTTGCGACAGGTCAAATACGAGCCCCGAGACGTCGTTTATGTCACTTATGTTCTGTGTAACTACGGTGGATAGGTCATAGTAGGTCCCCGACAGGTCGTGAAAATTTTGCGACAGGTCAGTAAGTGTAAGAGTAGGGTGATAATAATCGCTTGGTGTAATTACAATCATTTTCCACGTTAGTTTATCTAAATTATTGGTTCTTGCTTTATCACCACTTACATCACATTTCCAGTATGTATAGTCTACTTTATTCGGTATTGTTTCAATCATTGCGTAAGTTTGTTCTTCATGAACGTCTTGGGCGTTGAATATGTGTTTTACGCATTGATAACTAAGGTCTGAACTCCATCCATATGAAACGTCCGACGATGTTTTGCGCTGAAAAATAAATTCATGCCCTTCTAATGGCCAAGAAACAGTCCCAGGATTAATATAAGCTGTGACTTTAATATCATGAAATACCATACTGCCTGCTGGTATAGAGACGCTTTGATTAGCTCGCTCCCATATTGTATTTGTTGATATATCTGTTCCGGCCGACAAATCAAATAGCGTAACATTATTAATACTCGATGCTGTAGATAATACTTCGGGTGTAATTACCGTAACATCCCACGTTAGAGTATCGCTAGTGTTATTTGACACATCCCCACTAACATCCAAATACCAATCCGTATATGATTGTTCGGAGGTAAACTTTTCCATAAAAGTATGTGTTGTCTCTTCGTGTACGTTTTGAGCATTAAAAATATAATCAAATGTTTTGTATGTATTAGTTGAATCCCATAATTTGGTCGCAGTTGATTCTAGTTTACGTTGTAATGTATATTGGTGTAATGAATCGGGCCAATTAAGGAGTGGTGACGATAAGCTATTATGAATATAACCAGATACCTTGATATTGTGAATGGCAACCGAACCAGATTTAAACGTTCTTTCGCTAAATACACTCCATGAAGTATCGGTAACATCCGAAGATGCTGGTACGTTCTCAAATAGTTTATAATTTTGTAGTGCTCCTGTTGGAATAAATTCCATATTATCGGCAAGAATATTACCACTAACAGATATGTCACTTGTTATTACCAAATTACCATTTATTCCTCCAATCCTACTAAACGATGCGTCGGGAACAGTTAATCGCGTGTTAATTGAGACGTCGCTTACAAATGTTACACCCGACCCATCTAAAAAATCTTGAATAACATTAAATGATGCGTCTTTACCACTTCCACCACCACCACCAACCAAGCCACCCGATGAAAATATCTGCCCGTTGACTGAAATGTCACCCATGATAATAAGACTGCCATCTATAGGTTCAATCCTGCTGAAAGACCCGTCAGGAACAGTTAATCTTGTGTTAATTGACACATCATCCATTATTTCAATCGGGGAATACCCTTTAATGTGTGTAACTCTTATTACACCAAACGACGCATCACCAGCATTAATATTTCCATTGAATGAAACATCGCTAGAAAACATTACCTCGTTATTATTAAAACCACCAATCGTGTCAAATGATGCATCTGGTGATTTCACATTATTTTTGAAAGCATCGTAATCCCCGGATAAAGTATAGTAGGTACTCGATAGGTCGTGGAAGTTCTTGGATAAGTCAAATACGAGACCCGAGACGTCGCTTATGTCACTTACATTCTGTGTAACTAACGCAGAAAGGTCATAGTAGGTGCCCGACAAGTCGTGGAAGTTCTTCGACAGGTCATTAAAACCTTCGTTACTAATGTCACCTATTATTTTACCGATGAACGAAACGTCCTTATAAAATATGGCTTTACCATCATGTTTTATTTCAAACGCCTTACTCGAATCCGAAGTTCCATATTTAAAAAGCGCAACATCATTAGAATCCCCCTCCCCTATTTGCGTAACTTCTAATGCGGGTCCTGTGCCCTGATTACATATATCCAATTGCGTGCTAATTAGTAGCTCGTTATTTACCGTGGTAATGTTGTGTATCACATCATTAAAGTTAAACGATCCATCGATTATCAAATCGCCTGTAATGGTCACATCATTATTGAAAGATACGTCCGTCAGGAACCGAATGTTATTACCTGTTTTATGGCTTATATTATTTACAGACAAATCGTTTGTCTTTACATTCTCTTTGAAAGCATCGTAATCGCCGGACAGGTCATAGTAGGTGTCCGACAAGTCGTGGAAGTTCTTCGATAGGTCAAACACGAGCCCCGAGACGTCGCTTATGTCACTTATGTTCTGTGTAACTACGACAGAAAGGTCATAGTAGGTGTCCGACAAGTCGTGGAAGTTCTTCGATAGGTCAAATACGAGCCCTGAGACGTCGCTTATGTCACTTATGTTCTGTGTAACTACGGTGGATAAGTCAAACACGAGTCCCGACACGTCGCTTATATCACTTATGTTCTGTGTAACTACGACAGAAAGGTCATAGTATGTGCCAGATAGGTCGTGGAAGTTCTTGGATAAGTCAAACACGAGCCCTGAGACGTCGCTTATGTCACTTATGTTCTGTGTAACTACGGTGGATAAGTCAAACACGAGTCCCGACACGTCGCTTATATCACTTATGTTCTGTGTAACTACGACAGAAAGGTCATAGT